GATAGAGCCCATAGCCACCGCTCCCACATCGCAGAACACCATCATCATCCGCTACGAGCCACGCGGCGCCGCCCGTGACGTGTTCCGCTGCCGTGACAAGGAAGTCCTGATGGAGGGACCCGCCGGCACGGGCAAGAGCTTCGCCGGCCTCCATAAGGTGCACCTCGCGTTGCTCAAGTATCCTGGCAGCCGGGGGCTGTTGCTCCGTAAGACACTCGTCTCACTGAAGTCATCGACGCTGGTGACGTTCAAGCAGAAAGTCTTGCACCCGGCGGAGGGCGTGCGCTTCTGGAGTGCGAAGGGCGAGGAGCCGGCGCATTACGCCTATCCCAACGGCTCGAAGCTGGTCATCGGCGGCATGGACAAGCCCGGCAAAATCATGTCCACCGAGTACGACATCGCGTTGTGGGATGAGGCGACCGACGCGCAAATCGAGGAATGGGAAGCCCTGCTGACCCGCCTGCGCTACAACAACATGCCGTACCAGCAGGCCATCGCGTGCTGCAACCCTTCGGCGCCGACGCATTGGATTAACGAGCGCGCCAACGCCGGCAAGATGACGCGGTTTCTGTCCAGACATATAGACAACCCCGCCGTGACGCCCGCATACCTGGAGACGCTGAACCAACTGACAGGAGTACGTAGAGCCAGACTGTTCCTGGGGTTGTGGAGCTCGGCGGAAGGCACCATTTACGAAGAGTCCTATGATCCGGCGCGCAACATCGTCGATCGGAGCAGCATCAGCTCGCGCCCCGATGACCTGTACGGCGATTGCGGCATTCCCCGTGACTGGCCGCGCTACCTGGCCATCGACTTCGGCTACAATAACCCCTTTGTGTGTTTGTGGGCTGCTCAGGACCCGGATGGCCGTCTCTACATCTACCGCGAGCTGTACATGACGCGCCGGCTCGTCGAGGACCACGCGAAGGACATCGCGAAGCTCAGTCAGTGGGGCAAGCCACACGGCGACCCGTATCCCCGCGTGGTCATTTGCGATCATGACGCCGAGGACCGAGCAACCTTAGAGCGCCACCTGGGCCTGGCGACCACGCCGGCGCATAAGTCGGTCTCCGACGGCATCCAGGCCGTCGCGTCGCGCCTCAAGCCCGCTGGCGATGGCAAACCACGCCTCATGTACCTGCGCGATGCGCTCGTCGAGCGTGATCGCGTCCTGGCCGACGCGCGCAAGCCCATGAGCCTCGTCGAGGAAGTGGACAGTTACGTCTGGGATACGCGGGCTGGCGCCAAGCGCGGTGAGCAGCCGCTAAAAGAGCACGACCACGCGATGGATGCGATGCGGTATCTGGTCGCCGACAGAGACCTGGCCGATGGCGAAGTTCGGCAGATTGAGAAGGGCTGGTAAGGATGCAACCCAATATCACGCAGATGGCGCAAACCGCCGTCGCGGCCATCGATGCCCGCCCGACCTATGTCGCGCCGAAGAACGCACCCGACCCCATCGCCGAGGACATCACGCGCGCCAAGGACATGGCCGATGCCTGGAAGGCGTACCGTGGCCAGCTCCCCAAGCCGCTGAAGGTGAAATCCGGCCAGGCCGACCCCAACGCGATGAGCAATCGCTGCGAACCCATTGTCACTGCCGGCGTCGCGTTCCTCATCGGCGATGACCTGAGCTTCTCCATCGAGGCCGACGAGAACGACACGAGCATCGCGGGTAAGGATGCGGAGGAGCAGCCAAGCGGTCAAAGCCAACAAGACGACGATACGCCACCGAAGCCATCACCAGCGCGTGGCAAAGGCGAAACCGTCGCGCCGGCCAACGCGCAAGCCCAGGACTATCTCGACGCCTTCTGGCTCAAGAACCAGAAGATGTCCAAGCTCGCCAAGGCGTGCATCAATGCTGGCGTCTTTGGGCATGGCTTCGTGAAAATCATCCCCGGCACGGACCCGACCAACCCCGCGACACCCCCGCGCCTGGTCATCCTGAACCCGCAGCAGGTGCGCATCTGCACGATGCCCGGCGACGTGGATACTGTGCTCGCCTTCATCGTCTCGTACTCCGTCTGGGATGAGACGAGCCGCACGCGCCGCGAATATCGCCAGGTCATCGAGCGCGTGGACCCGGACAACGACGCAGCGCAGTGGGCGGATAGCCTCGACCCCGATACGACCTGGCTCATCACCGACCAGACCCGGACGCAAACCGGCAGCGCCAATACTCCCTGGTTGACGACCGACCAGAACGAGTGGCAGCACCCGTTCCCGCCCATCTTCCACTGGCAGAACCTGCCCAACCCGAACGAAGCCTGCGGCATGCCCGACTTGACCGCCGACATCATCCAGGCAAACAAAGACATTAATTTCACGCAGTCGAACATCCAGAAAATCTTGGAGTGGCATGCGTCGCCGCTGACCTACGCGACGGGGCTGCGTAACACCACGCTGCAGCGTGACCCCGATGTGGTGCTGGCGTTGCCGGATGGGGCGGACCTGAAGAATCTGGAGATGGCCAGCGACCTCAGCTCGTCGCTCAACTTCCTGGCGACCCTGCGCGCCAACATGGACGAGCAATCGAAAGTGCCCGCCGTCGCGCTGGGCCGGCAGAGTGAGCTGCCCAAGGGCAATCTATCCGGTGTCGCGCTCGAATTGCTATTCATGCCCTTGCTGCAGAAAACCAACATGAAGCGTCCGCTCTTAGGCGAGGCGCTGGAACAGCTCTGTGGCGCGGTGCTGGTCTTGGGTGGCTTCCAAGCTGAAATTGGCGAGCTGGAGATTATCACCAACTGGCCGCAGGTGCTGCCGCATGACCCGGCTGCCGATTGGCAGGTGGCGCCGGTGAAAAACCAGATGGGCGTCAGCAAGAGAACGCTACTTGAAGAGAACGGCTATAACTTCGATGAAGAGCAGGCCCGCAACCAGGACGAGCAGCAGCAGGCGCTCACGGCGTTTGCGCAGGGGAATGGCTTGCCGCCGGTGAGTCCATTGCCGACGGGCGACGAGGATCCTCAGAGTCAGGGCGATGAGGATCCTGCTCAAACTACTCCATCTGGCAAGCCTGGACCAGACCCGAACCATCCGGCGGCTGTTGCGGCGCGCCAGCGGGCCTCCGTTGCGATGAAGGCCGCGTTCCCGCCGAAGGCAGGTAAGTGATGGCGAAAACGCTCGTCGCCCGCCTCCAGCGCATCACCCGCGACTATCGCGCGCGCCTCCTCTCGCGTGAAGCGGACGCGGCGGATGCGCTCAAGGCGAGCTATGGGCACATCTGGGCCGGCATCCAGCCGTCCATCGACCGCCTGAGCCAGCAGATGCGCAACGCCGCGTATAGCGGCGACCCGGTAAACGCCGCATGGCTCTATCGCGAGCAGCGGCTGCAACACCTCCAACAGGCGTTTAGCGATGGGACGTACCACTTCGCGCAGCTTGCGCAAGCGCAGACCCAGGCCGTGCGCACCTGGGCCGCCTACCAGGGGCAGCAGAGCGCGCAGGACCTGCTCTACGGCTCAATGCCGGTGCGCGTGAGCTACACGTTCGGCGTGCCATCGCCGCAAGCCATGCAGGAACTGACCGGACGGCTGCACAACGGCTCACCTGTCGCCAAGCTCTTTGCGGGCTGGGGCGAGAAAGCCGCCGGCGACGCAAAACAGACGCTGCTCTCCGGTGTCGCGCTCGGTAAGCATCCGCGCCAGGTCGCACGCGACTTAGCCCAGGCCGGCCAGCAGCCGCTGCAGCGTGCGCTCGTCATCGCCAGAGACCAGATGGTGGACACCTACCGCTCCGCCGCGCTGGAAACCTATCGCGCCAACAGTGATGTCGTCGGGCAGTGGATGTGGATGTGCGACCAATCGGCGAACACCTGCGCGGCCTGCTTGGCAATGGATGGGACGCTGCACGACCTCGACGAGGAGATGGACGCGCACACGTGCTGTCGCTGCGCGGCGGTACCGGTGACGAACTCCTGGGCCGATATCTTGGGGCCGCTCGGTATCGACACCTCCGATATCCCTGAGACCAATATCGCCGCCGGCTATCAGACCGGCGCGGACTGGCTCGACCAGCAGGATGCGGCGACGCAGGACCAGGTGCTCGGCAAAGCGGGCGGTGCGGCCTATCGCGCCGGCGATGTGAGCCTGTCCGATTTCGTCGGGCATAAGGACGATGCGACCTGGGGCGGCGCGTACTACCAACGCAGCTATAGCGACATGGGCATCGACCCCAGCGACTACTAAGGAGCAAGGAAGCACATGGCAACCAGTGGCACGCGTGGCTACACGGACAGCTACCATCAGAGCCGCATCAACCATATTCGGGGCACGGCCTACCCGGCGACACCCGCCGGCACGTACATCGGCCTCTTTTTGGGCAGCCTGCCGGCCTCCGATGGCAGCGGCAGCACGGATAGCGTGCGCGTCGCCGTGACGCTCGGCAGCGCGCAACAGGACAGCAACACAGGCCGATGGTTCACGCAGCCGAACGGCGCAGTGAGCTTCACCATTCCGGCGAATGCATCCGGCGAGGTGGTCGGCTGGGGCGTGTATGGCGCGTCGAGCGGCGGCACGCCGGTCTATTTCGACGCCGTGCCCAGCCCCTTCAAGGTGAGCGGCGGCCAGAGTGTGATGCTGCCGGCGAGCGCGTTCCCGGTCTTCGCCGAAGGCACTCGCTAAGCGCGGTAGTCCCATTCGTCCCATCTAGCAATAGCAAGGAAGCAACCCAATGCCAGAAGAGCAGACCGGCGGCCAGGCGCCAGCCGGGAACGCAACGCAACCGGGCCAGGCGCCCCAAGCGAACACGGAAGGCAAAGAATCCCAATCAACCATGTCCGCAGCGGACTATGAGCGCATGATTGCCGATCTGCGCAAAGAGAACGCCTCGCACCGGACCAAGCTCAAGTCGTTCGAGGAAGCCCAGGCGGCTGCTGAGGCGGCGAAGCTCTCGGACCTGGAGAAAGCGCAGAAGGCGCTCGCCGACCTGCAAACCAAGCACGCCGAGCTGGAGAAGTCCGCCAAGGACCGCAGCACCAAGGCGGAAATCAGGGCTGCCGCTGCCCAACACGGCATCAAGCCGGAGTTGGCGACCCGCCTCATCGACACCGGCGCCATCGAGTTCGGTGACGACGGTGAGCCGAAGAACATTGGCAAACTGCTCGAACAGCTCGTAAAGGACTACCCGGAGCTGAAAGGCCAAACGACGCCAGGCGCGACGCCAAAACCTGCCAGCACCGGCGCCCCGATGAATCCGCCCCGCAGCGCCGGCAACGCTGACCCCATCACCTGGGACTACATCGCCGAGCTGGGTAAACGCCCCGACGGCGCCGCACTCTATGAGGCGCGCAAGGCGGAGATTCAAGCCTTCATGGCGAAAAATCGCCCCCGCTAGGCAACCGAATCAACCCCGTGAGAGACCATCGCACGGAAGCAACCTATCACACAACCAAGGACGGTAAAGCAAGGTGTCCCTTTCCAACTTTATCCCCAGCTTGTGGTCTGACCAGCTCCTGACCGCCCTGCGCGCGAACCTGGTCTACGCCAACATGTTCAACCGCGACTACGAGGGCACGATTTCGCGCATGGGCGACAACGTGCGCATCAACGGCATCGGCGATGTCACGATTTCCAACTACAGCAAGGACTCGGACATCAATGCGCCGCAGGCGCTCTCCGACGCCCAGACGCAGCTCACCATCACGCAGGCGAAATATTACAACTTCGCCGTCGATGATGTGGACGCGGCACAAGCGCAGCCGAAGGTCATGGCCGAGGCGATGAGCTGGGCGGCGTACAAGATGGCATTGACCATCGACCAGTACCTTGCCGGCTTCTACACCGATGCCGCCAGCGGCAACACCATCGGCAGCTCCAGCTCGTTCACGACGCCGGCTCTGCCGACGCAGACGAATGTCGGTGGTGGCCAGACCATCTACGACTACCTGGTCACCCTGAACCAGTACCTGAGCCAGAGCTTCGTGCCGAAGGCGGGCCGCATCGCGGTCGTGCCGCTGTGGGTGACGACGCTCCTCAAGCAGGATATCCGATTCACCAGCTACAACACACCCTCAGCGCGCCAGACCATTGAGACCGGCGACCTCGGTAGCGGCAGCGGCGAGGAAGGCTTCGTCGGCACCATCGACGGCCTGCGCATCTACGAGTCGCCCAATGCGCCGCATCTCGGTGGCACCGTCGGCGTCGCCGGCTCGCAGGATGTCATCCTGGCCGGCCATCCGATGGCGCTCTCCTTCGCGCAAGGTCTGACCCAGACCGAAGCCTATCGCCCGCCGTACCGCTTCTCGGATGCCGTGAAGGGCCTCTGCCTGTACGGCGCCAAGACGGTCCGCCCGCAGGCGCTGGCCGCGATGTACGCGCAGCACCCGTAAGTCCCGTCATTCCCTTCCCTTGAGTATTCTGCCGGGTAGGTGAACGCCTACCCGGCTAGCCCGAACCATACGAGGTACATTCCATGGCTCGCACCGCCCTCCCCATCACTAGCCTCGTCGCCAATGGCCAGGTGAGCAACCCCACCGCGACGACCATCGACGCGACCAACGGCATGCAAATCACGCTACCGACCACCGACATTCCCGCCGATGCCAGCTCCGACCGCCTGGTGCTGGTCGTGGCGAATACCGCTGCGGCGTCCAAGAACGTCATGGTGCGCGCCGGCGCGTCGAACCCGCCCGCGTTCCGCAACGGTCTGGGCGACATCAAGGCGCTGGTCACGAACGCGACGACCTCCTATGTCGGCCCGTTCGACTACTCCCGCATCACGCAGGGCGGCGGCGTCATCAACGTCGATTTCGATGCCGGCACGACCGGGACCGTCCTGGCGCTGCTGCTGCCGCGCACCATCTAAGTATCAAGGAGGCGCAAAATGGCCGTTTGGGTCCGCAACAAGCAAACGCAGGCTATCGTGCTCGTCGTCGGCGAGGACACGGTGGCGCGCGTGCTAAGCGAACCGGACCGCTATGAGCGCCTTCAAGGCCCGCCTGATAGACCAAATCCTGAGAGGTCCGATCCAAACCCGGAGAGCAAAACGGAAGGGTCCGATCCAAATCCTGAAGGTCCGATCCACGAAGACCCTGAGCTGAAGGCGATGATGGAGCCGCCGGCGGATTGGAAGCCGACGAAGCGCACACGAGGGAGTAAGGCATAATAATGGGCGTTCGCAACTCGATGTGGGACCTCATTGGCATCGTGGGGTTGCTGGTGGGCGACCCCAATTATCAGCAATTCACGCCGCAGCAATATCAGGACACGCTGGACCGCTCCCGCGAGGATGTGCGGTATGAGGACCTCGCCCTCGCGCCCGCCATCGTCAATACCACCAGTACCACCAACCAACCCCAATTTATCTATGCCGACTATTACAGCCAGTATGAGTTTTGGGAGTCGGATGCCATCATCCAGGGCTATCTCAATGGCGCGCCCTGGAAGGTGCTGACCCCCACAGCCGCCGAATGGGACAAGGGCCACTGGCAGTTCGAGGGCAGCCAATTTGGCGACGTCTGGAACTTGACCAGCGGCATCACGGTGCCGGGCCAGCTCCCGCCCCTCTTCATCACCGGCAAAATCTACGACCCCTATTGCGCGGCCGCGGACATCCTCGAAATGTGGGCCAGCCAGCTTATCAGAAACTACGACTTCACCAGCGACGGCCAGTCCTTCCGGCGCTCGCAAGCCTACGACATGACGATGAAGCGGGCGGCAAGCCTCCGGCGCCAGCAGAAGCCTCTGCGCCTGCAGGCCACGCGCGACGACCTCAACACCGGCCAGGGCCACACCAAGAGTACGCTGCTCGGGAGCAATATTGAATGATATCCGCGAGTGACCTAGCCGCGATGCAGGCAGCGGCGAATAGCGCCATGGACCAGAGCATCACCATCAAGCGGGTGACGCGCTCCCAGGACACGACGGGCCACGCGACCGAGAACTGGAACACCCTCGCGACGGTCAGCGGCAACCTCGCGCAGCCCACCGCCGGCCAGATGCAGAATTATGACTATTTGATAGGCTCGCTCTCCGCCTGGCAGGTACGCATGCCGGTCGGGACGGATTGCCGCGCGAACGACGAGCTGAGCGTGAGCGGGTTGAGCGTGCCGCTGCGCGTCCAGGTCATCCTGGCGCCGCAGTCCTACCAGACAAGCTTGCGGTTGCTCGCGACGGAGATTCGGTAATGGCCGATGAGATTGAGTTCAATCATTTTCCCCAACTCATGGAAGCGATTCACCAAGCAGCAAACAAAGCCGTGCGTAAGGCTGCTTTTGACATAGCCGCCCATGAGCAGGACAACGCGCCGGTTCAGAGCGGGTTTCTCAAGAGCAGTATTTATAGCGAGTTTGCTGATAGCAGCACGTATGGGCAGGGTGTGCAGGGCGAGGGGGAGCTGCTGCCGGAGATTGATAAGGCTGAGGATGACACGACCGCCTATGTTGCTGTGGGGGCGGAGTACGGCGTGTACGTCAACTATGGCACCTCAAAGATGACTGCCCGACCGTT